GGCATCCTTTTTAGCACGAATGGGCAATATGCCTGGCGCTGAGATGAAAGATGGAAAGCCTACCCGACTTCTTCTTTCTCTTAGAGCTTGGGGTGCATCGTCCAAGGAAGACGCTAGAGCAAAAGCCAAAGCTATCTCTAAGAGGAACAAATGAGACCATTTTCTGTCGGTAAAAATCTAACTGCTAATACGGCTACTACGCTGTTTACAGTACCGACTGGCTATTATGCTTTGTGCGTCCTTCTTCACGCCTCAAACAATGGTTCATCAAATAAACACATTAGTTTTACTTGGCATGACTTTAGTGCAAACGCAAATATTCTAATTACCAATGAGTACACACTAACATCTAAGTCAACTTATGCTGAGATTGATGTTAATCAATATATTGTGTTGGAAGAGGGTGATTACATATCTGCTACTTCAGAAACTGGTTCTACTATTTCTGTCATTGCAACTTTTGAAATTGAAGGATCGCAACGAATATGACATTCCTACAACTGATTAACAATGTATTGATTCGCTTGCGTGAGACTCAAGTTTCTACCAACAATGAGACTGCCTATTCAACTCTGATTGGCTTGTTTGTTAACGATGCCAAACGTCAGATTGAGGATTCTTTTAGTTGGAATGTCCTTGGTCGTACAGTTACATTGACCACATCATCAAGCGCCCATGTTTACTCAATGACGGGTGCTGGTCAGAAGTTTCAAGTGATGGATGCTTTGAACACCACATCAAATGTTGCATTGCAGAACATCTCATTTGTGGAGATGAACAGGTATCAGAATCTTGTTCCTTCAATCACTGGAGTTCCTCAGTACTACGCATTCGATGGTGTAGACAACAATGGAGACACACAAGTAGTTCTCTATCCAAGACCTGATGGCGTTTATAGCATTCCATTCTCTCTGACAGTGCCACAAGCTACATTAACTGCTGATGGCACTTCAGTGTTAGTTCCTGATGTTCTTGTTGTGCAGAATGCTTATGCTAGAGCATTGGTTGAACGTGGTGAAGATGGTGGATTGAACTCTTCTGAGGCTTATCAACTGTATAGGGGTATGTTGGCTGACCAGATTGCTCTAGAAGGCACTCGTTATCCTGAAAATCAGGAGTTTGTAGCAGTATGAGCCAACAACTCCAAACGCAAAGTATTTCAGCACCAGGCTTCTTTGGTCTGAATACACAAGACTCGCCATTAGATTTGGCGGCTGGTTTTGCTTTGGTTGCAACAAATTGCATCATTGATCAATATGGTCGCATTGGTTCTCGTAAGGGTTATGCAAGGGTTAATTCATCTTCTGGAAACCTTGGTGCTAACGATGTTGGTGTTATCCATGAGTTAGTTCAATCTGATGGCACTCTTACAGTTTTGTTCGCAGGGAACAACAAGTTATTTAAGTTAAATAGCTCAAACGCTGTTGTTGAATTGACCTATGGGGGGGGTGGTACTGCTCCTACCATTACTGCTAGTAATTGGTCATGTGCTTCACTCAATGGGATTACTTATTTCTTCCAAGTTGGTCATGATCCATTGATTTATGACCCTGCTGTAAGTACATCAACTTATCGCAGAGTTAGTGAGAAAACTGGTTATGTAGGAACTGTTCCTTCTGCAAACATCGTTATTTCTGCATTTGGACGTTTGTGGGCTGCTGATACAACTACAGACAATGTAACTGTCTTTTTCTCTGACCTTTTAGCGGGTCATGTTTGGAGTACAGGAACGGCTGGAAGTTTAAACATTGATAGAGTTTGGCCTAATGGTGCTGATGAGATTACAGGATTAGCGGCACATAACAACTACTTAATCATCTTTGGTAAACGTCAGATTCTGGTGTATGCCAATGCGACTTCACCTGCAATTATTACTTTGTCTGACACTGTTGGTGGCATTGGATGTATTGCAAGGGACTCTATTCAGAGTACTGGTAAGGATGTTTTGTTCTTATCTAACTCTGGTGTGCGTTCATTTGCTAGAACAATCATTGAGAAGTCTGCTCCGATTGGAGACTTGTCTAAGAACATTCGCAGTGACTTTATGGCTATTGTTGGTAGTGAAACACCTTCCAATATCAAGACTGTTTACTCTGAAACAGAAGCCTTTTACTTGTTGACTGTGCCTACTGTCAAAGAGGTTTATTGCTTTGACACAAGAGGTCAATTACAAGATGGTTCTTTCAGGGTGACTGTTTGGAATTCGATAGAGCCAACTGCTTTGCTATCTCGCAGAAATGGTGATGTTCTGATTGGCAAGAATGGTTACATTGGTAAGTATAGTACTTATCAAGACCATACTTCTTCTTACAGGATGCAGTATTTTACAAACCATGCTGACCTTGGAAATGCCAATGTCACTTCATTGTTAAAGCGTCTAAAAGTAGTTGTGATTGGTGGAACAAACCAGTTTGTCACGATTAAATGGGGATTTGACTTTAGTACAAATTACTTATCTGCTAACGCTTTGATTCCTTCTCAAGGAACGTCTGAGTATGGTATTGGTGAGTACAACATTGCTCAATACTCTGATGGTGTTGCTATACAGACTTTGGTTGTACAGGCAAGTGGTAGCGGTAAAATTGTTCAAACTGGCTACGAAACAAATATCAATGGTACTGCGCTTTCTATGCAGAGAATTGAAATTCAATCTAAAGATGGGAAAATGTCGTGAGTAACTATACACAATCCACTAACTTTGCTACTAAAGATTCACTTCCTTCTGGTGATCCTCTAAAGATCGTTAAAGGTACTGAGATCAACACTGAGTATGTCAATATTGCTGTTGCTATTGCGACCAAAGCTGATTTAGCTTCTCCTACATTTACTGGTACACCAGCAGCGCCTACAGCGTCTAGTGGAACAAACACTACTCAATTGGCGACTACTGCTTTTGTTACAGCGGCAGTAACAGCTTCTTTGGCGGCTGTTTACCCTGTAGGTTCTATTTACATCAATGCTGGTGTTTCAACAAACCCTGCGACTTTGCTAGGCTTTGGTACTTGGACAGCATTTGGTGCGGGTCGAGTCATGGTTGGCCTCAATGCAAGTGACGCATTGTTTGATACTTTGGAAGAAACTGGTGGTAGCAAAGACGCTATTGTCGTAACTCACGCACACACAACTTCAACAACAGTTACTGACCCACAACACAATCACGCAGCATCTTCTGGTAATTTCCTTACAGAAACAGGCTCTGGCTCTTATGCCTATGGTGGTGTTGGCGCTAACATAAGTGTTGTTAACAATACTGCAAACGCATCTACTGGAATTAGTGTTTCAACAACAATTAACACTAGTGGTGATCCTGGCACTAACGCTAACCTTCAGCCATACATTGCTGTGGCGATGTGGAAACGTACAGCATGATTTCACACCACTTTAGTGATGGTTTGTATGCCAAGGAAGCCTCATTTGAGGCGGGTACAGCCATTCTGAAGCATACCCATGACTTTAGCCATTTGTCTATCTTAGCTAAAGGTAAGGTTGCGGTGATGAAGGGTGATGAAGTAGAAGTTATTGAAGCGCCAGCGTGTGTTGAGATTAAAGCAGGTCTTACACATGGTGTTAAGGCTTTGACAGATTGTGTTTGGTTTTGTATTCATGCCACTGACGAGAAAGACCCGTCAAAAGTGGACGATATTTTGATTGGAGTTTAATTATGCCTATTACAGCAGCCTTAATTGGTGGTGGAGCTTCTCTGTTGGGAGGCTTATTTGGCGGCAGTTCTGCTAGACGAGCCGCACAGATACAAGCTGATGCACAAAGAGATGCAGCAAGATTAGCCGCTGATGAAGCTCGTTTTAGACCAGTAGGAGTAACCACTCGTTTTGGTTCATCTCAGTTTACAACTGATCCAACAACAGGTCGTGTTACTGGTGCGGGTTATACATTAGACCCAAGAATGAGAGCCATGCAAGACCGATTCTTAGGTCTAGCAGAAACAGGTTTGTCTGATGCAGAGGGTGCTAGAGCAAGGTTTGCTCCACTACAAGGTGCGGCACAAGGTTTGTTTGGTCTTGGTCAACAGTACATTGCTGAATCTCCAGAACAAGCGGCACAGAAGTATATTCTTGGTAGACAGAATCTATTAGCGCCAAGCCGTGAGCGTCAATTAGCAGGTTTGAGAACAAACTTGTTCAACACTGGTCGTGAGGGATTATCTGTTGGCGCTACAGGATTGCGTCCTGGTGGTGGAGAAGGTTTAAGAGCCACTAATCCTGAGATGGAAGCCTACTACAACGCTATTGCTCAAGAAGACGCAAGATTGGCTTCTGAGGGTATGCAAGCTGGAATGGAACAAACACGTTTTGGTGCTGGTCTGTTTGCTACTGGTGGAAATTTAGCAACTCAAGGATATGGTTTAGAGACAGCGGCTCTTGGCCCTTATCAAGCCTATTTGTCTGGTGCTACTGGTTTAGAGAGTCTTGGACAACAACCTTTGGAGATGGGTTCTGCTTTGGGTGGTCGTAATGCCAATACAGCAGGTGCTAATATTTTGGCGCAAGGCGGTATGGGTGCGGCTAATTCAATGTTTGCGGCTAATGCCTATAACCCGTTTGCAACAGCTTTGACAGGTCTTTCACAAAATAGAGACTTAACAAATGCACTTGCTAGAAGGTTTGGTGGTAATGTTACAAGCGGATTTGATGGTAGAGGTTATGGCGCTGGTGTAAATCCTTACTCTGGCGAGTTCATGGGTTCTTTAGGGTTCTAATCATGGCAGAAATAGTTCAATCCTTATTCGGTGTAACTCCCGAAATGTATCAGCAAAACCAACAGGCTAGAGCTGATCAACAAGCACTGCAATATGCACAATTAACACCATTCCAACAGGCTAACTATGCTATTGGTCGTGGCGCTAATATGCTTGGTGGCGCTATTGGTCGTAGCCTTGGTGGTGAAAACCCTGAAGAAACAAAAATTAGAATGCAACAACAACTACTTAGTAGTGTTGATTTAAGCGATCCAACTTCATTGATTCAAGGCGCACGACAAGCAAATCAAATGGGTTTACCGCAGTTAGCAGCTAATTTAGTCGATCGCTCTAAATCATTGCAAGAGTCAGCAGGAAGAGTTGCGGCTCAAAATGCTCAACTTCTAAAAGCTATGGAACCGCCAAAGTTAACTGGTGATGAACGATATATTTCAAATTTACGCAAAATTGAAGCAAAAATAATAAAAGGTGAAACTCCTACGGAATTAGAGCTTTCTGATGCAAATATATCTGCTCAAATGTTATCTAAACCTCGTAGTTTCTTTGACCAAGCAAGTGGTCAAATGACAACTGTACCAGCCACTGATCCATCTAAAGCATTTCCAAGAACCTTTAAGTTAATTGGTGCAGAACAAGAGGGTGGCATTGCATTGCCAAAGCCCACTACTCAACAAGTTACTACTGGAAATATACCTGCTGGTTCACAGCAAGAGATTGGTGTTATAGATGCAAATCTTAAAAAACTTGAACTTTCTAAACCTGAACTTGAATCGTTCCTTGGATCACTAAAATCTGGCGCTGTTAAATACAACGCAACTTCTAATACTCTTGATTTGCTTGGAGCGATAGCTCTTCCAGCATTAGGTTTGGCAGAGAAAGGTGATCAAGTTAAAAAAGATGAGATTAAACGAGCATTAACAGAACGTGTTAATACTTTGTTGTTGATGGCTAAAGGAACACAGACTGAGGGAGATGCTTCTCGTGCTGCAGACCAAATTGCTAGTACGACTACTTATCTAAGTCAAAACAGAATGATTGGTGCTATTGAAGGCTTAATGAAGGCAGAAGCAAAACTTGCTTCAGAACTTGGTGTCAAAAAGACTGCTTTGCAATCACAAGGGAAAACAGAAGCACCTGGAGTTCCATCTGCTAAACCTGCAGAAGCAAAACCAAGTCCTGCTCCATCACAAGCAGCACCAGCTCCTGCTAAACAGCCATCTAGTCCTGCTGGACTAACAAGAGAGCAAAAAATTCAAAGGTTTATCGAGTTTAATGGTGGAAAACCAACACGAGAAGAAGCAATACAATTTTTGCGTAAAGCTGGCCAAATTTAAGGAGTTAAGTCATGGGTCTGTTTGACGAATGGAAAAACAAAACTGATGCAAATAAATTGCAACAGAAGTACCTTACTGACTTTGAAAAAGGCAAAGTAAATAAAGCCAATGCACTTGCAGAAGGAATCATGCAATCAGTGCTTGAACTAGGCACTAAAACTGGTTTAACAAAACAACAAACGCTTGATAAATTTAACGCTCAACTTGCAAAACAGCCAGATAGACTTTCTTATGACAACAAGGTCATGGGTGCTGCAGGTGAGGTTGTTGGTGAGTTAATGATTGCTGCTCCAGCCTCAACTATTGGTTGGTTTGGTACAGGTGCAAAAGTTGCTCAGATATTAAAACAAGGTTTGTTTGGTGGTCTTTGGGAGGGTTTAACAAAGACTGTTAAAGAAGGCGAAAGCAGACAAGAAGCTATTGCTCAAGGCGCTCTTATCAGTGGTGGTGCAACAGCGGCTCTTGGTGTGATTGGTCGTCCAATTGAGAAAGTCACTAACTTTGACTTTAAGAGCAACATTCAAGCAGTAAAAGATGCGTCTGCATCACTTGGAATTAGCCCTAAACTACTTGGAGACTTTACTGGTAGCGATGCAACTCGTGCGGCTGAAGCAATGAACAGGTTGAGGGCTGGTGGTGTCGCAAACAGCTTAAAGCAAAATGCAAACGAACTAAAAAAAGCTGGTGGTACTGTAGAGAAAGCTATCACTGGTGGCGTTGTATATTCTGGTAAAGCTGGAGAAAACATTGCCAAAGCTGTTGAAACTAACTACACAAATGCTACAAAAGAAGGCAACAAGCTCTATAAAAAGTTAGATGTTCTTGCAAGCCAAAATAACCTATCAAAGATTCGTCCATCAGAGACTGAATTGGCAGTAAACAATGTTGTTTCTGAGTATGGAGACTTGTTTAAAACCCTTGAAAGACCATCTCTTGAAGCAAAATTAACGTCATTTGGCTCTAAATTAGGCAAAGAAGAGGTTAAACAAGAGGCTGGATTGATTGTTAGCGAATCTGGAAGACCATTTATTCCTGAGATTAAAGGCCCGACAGACTTTACTTTTTCTGATATTCGCAAAGCAAGAGAAGGTTTAACAGATGCTTTGTCGGCAGCTAAAGCACAAAACAAGTTTGGCCCTAAAGAGGCAATTCGTTTAAACGAAGTAATTGATGCAATGGATCGGGATATTGATAATTGGGGCCAGTCTTTGGCTCAGAACCAAGCGGTATCAGATGCGTTTTCAAGTGCTAGATCATTCTGGAAAGGGAATGTAATTCCTCTGCGTGATGCTGATTTAGCAATGACAATGATCAAAGACCCTAATTCTGGTGAACTAAAGACTGATATCTCCAAGTTGGTTGGCAAAATTGTTTCTGCTGAATCTACTGGTCAAGAAGGTGCAAAACGTGCGGCATCAATGATCGCCAAAGTTTTACCACAAGATATTAAGCAAGACGTTGCTGCGGCTACCTTTGCTACAGCTAGAAAAGAAGCAACAGATGTTGGTACTGGTGAATTTAATCCAATTAAGTTCTCTACATTCTTGCAATCAAGAAAAACCAACTTGCAACCATTTGTTGATGAAAACTTAGATACTTTGCTGAACAAATATAGCTTCCTGACAAGCTCTATGACTCGTCAAGCGGCTGGTTCTGGACTTGATGAGGCAATGACACAAGGTATTCGAGTTGGTGTGGGTGCGGCAGTTGGTGGCCCAGCAGGAGCGGCTATTGCGGCAGTTCCAGTTAACAGGGCTATGGAGGCTTTATCTCGATCAATATTTGATACAAAAGCTGGTCGTGCAGTCATGTTATCAGCTAAATCACTTGATGATTTGCGTCCATTGGTTACTGGCGCTGCTGTTTCAGTTCCTTCAGAAGAGATGGCATTGCTACCTGTTGATCAACAACCAATGCAACAACCAGTGCAACAACCAATGCAATGGTCTATGCCACCAGAATTTGAAGAGCAACAAACTGAAATCCCAAAGTTTGAAATGCCACCAGAATTGACTGCTCTTCCACCACAACCAACGACAACTATTGATCAACAACGTCAGGCAATTTTTAACTCTGAGTTAAAGAATCTGATGGGTCAGTCAATGACGGCTCAAGATAGAGGCGATGAAGAGGCCACTAATCGTGCTGTTCGTGATATGAATTCTTTGTTGATGGAAGCGCAAAGAAACAGAATTCCTTTGTCATACTAACAATGAAAGATTGGACTATAGCAATTGCCGTAGTCCTTCTTCTTTGTTTTGTAATTTTTTGTAGTTATATTGTAGTTTGGGCATTCCCGTGATCGCCTTACTTTTGGCGGCAACCATAGAATACCGATGTATTAAATGGACTTGGACAGGCGATGTTTACAACCGAAGGGTTGTTTGCCTGAAGTGGGAGAGAAAGAATGATCGATCCGATAAGCGCACTTAATGGCCTACAAAGCGCCATTTCGATGGTTAAGAAGGCTAGTAAGGTAGCCAATGAATTAGGTTCTCTTGCCCCCATGATTGGCAAGATGTTTGATGCAAAGAGCCAGGCAACGAAGGCTATGCTTCAAGCAAAGAGGGAGAAGAAAGGCTCGAACATGGGTGCTGCTCTACAGATTGAGATGGCACTAGAGCAAGCCAGAGCCTTTGAAGAAGAGTTAAAGATGTTGTTCATGCAGACAGGCAAGATTGATGTCTGGAACAAGATCAAAGCCCGTCAAGCAGAGATGGACTTGGAGGATGCCAAAGAGATTAGTGCCTTGAAGAAAGCTGAGAAGGAAGCCAAGGCCAAAGAAGATGAGATGCAAGAGATAGCCATGATTATTGGTGGTATTGCTTTTGTTCTACTTCTTGTCTTTATTGGAATTAACGAGTTGATGAGCCTATGTCCAAAGGGCGGTTGTGGTAGATGAACGAATACCAGAAGCAATTCGACTTGTTTTGCAGGGTGTTCTGCTATGGGTGTATTGCTTGGTGGTTTCTAGGGTTTCTGAGGTTCTTGCCTGATGACTTGTCTAACAAGATTGTTAACCTTTTACTTGGAAAGATTGGGTTATGAAAATTACCACTTATCAAGAGAACGCTCGTATGTTATGGGAGGCTCATAGAGTGATCCACCAACAGAATATGCAAAGGTTGGCAGAGCTGAATCGTCAATGCCAAGAGCAACAGAAAACCCAAGAGATTAAGACTCAATGGGTCAAGGCTGTGGATGTGATGGCATGAGATATATCTTTTTGATATCAGTATTGTTCTTGGTTGGATGTGAAGACAGATACAGGTATTTTTGCCAAAACCCTGAGAACTTTGTCCATCCTAGTTGCCAAAAGCCCAAGTGCTTGTTTACCCAGACTTGCCCTGAGTATTTAGTAGCCCCTATTCTTGAAAAAAAGGTTAACGATGTCCAAGAACCAAAGACCAACAATTGAAGAAGTAGAAACCTATGTATGGGGCTTTGTGGTCGTCATGGTCACATTGATTCTTTGCTTCATTGTTATTGCTTTGCTCTACTCTGTTACTTTTGTGACTCAGCCAATTAAGAGTATGGCCCCGATAGATATGGCCTATACCAAGATGCTGAACGACATTGTTCTGTTGATTGTGGGTGGTATCGGTGGAGTTATCGGTAAGAAGGGTGTAGGAACAGCTTTAAACGCCATCCAAGGCACTCCTAGCCCTACTCCTAGCCCTACTCCCAGCCCTACACCGCCTCCAGTGGCTCAAGCGCCCGTAGCGACTTGGACAGCAACAACTCCTAACTGGTTGAACTTTAAGAATCCTGATTTAGATGAGTCTTGGACACCACCTCCTCCTCCGACTACACCTCCTGATTTGCTAGAAGCAGACCATGAGCGTGAGCAGTTGGCTATGGCTCGTAAAGAGGTGGGCTAATGTTTGGCATACCATTACCTTGGGTTCTGGTGGTTCTTTGTATAACCTTGTTTGGAACTTACAGAGGTGGATATCACTTTGGTTGGTCAGACAGAGACAAAGAGATGCAGATTGAGATTGCTCGCAAGAATGAGGAGTCTCGTCAAACTGAACAGAAACTCAACGAACAATTAAACGCTACTGCTGGTAAACTTTTGGAGGTTAACGATGTTGTCAACAAAAAACAAAGTGCTTTGGATGCTGCCATTCGTGCTGGTAGG